ATATCCTATTTATTATTATTTGTAAATGCACATTTATAAGCATATTGACATAGCAATAGCAAAGCCTTTTACACTTTCTGATGCTGGTATATCAAAACTATTTAAATCTAAATCTGCTCCTAATTGTGGGGATAAATCATCTGCTACACTTGCTATTCCACCTGATGATATTGCTGTCCAAGAAGAACCATTGTAATATTTTAAAAGATTGTCGCTTTCATTATAAAAAAGGTCACCCTCATCTAATGAAGAAACTGGATTGGTTGCTCCTTGTCTATATTTTTCTGCGAAATTATTTATTCCTGTAAGATTATCTGCACAAGTTGTTACATTAGCTTTAACAGCTTCAATAGCAGTTAAGTCAGCTACAAAATCTGAAGTTGCTAGTAGGTTTAAATCTGAAACAAAATCTGTTGTCGCTAATTGGGCTAAATCTGTCACAATATCAGAAGTAGCAAGAATAGCCATATCTGCTATTGTAGTTGAATTTCCTAATAAACCCATAGCAGTTATGTTTGCTGAAGTTGCTAACAATCCCATAGCAGTAACATTTGCTGAAGTTGCTAATAAATCTAAATCAGTAACGACTGCTGAAGTTCCTAATAATCCCATATCGGTAACGACTGCTGAAGTTCCCAATAATCCCATAGCTGTTACATTGGCACTTGTAGCCAATAAATCTAAATCAGTTACAATAGCAGAAGTTCCTAGTAATGCTAAATCAGCAACCGCATCTGCAGTTCCTAATCTTCCTATTTCAGTTGCCTTTGCCGCAACAGCTCCAATGTCTGTGGCATCTCCAGCAACAGATGTAACATTTGCAGCAATTCCAGCTACTGTTGTAATGTTTGCAGAAATTGCACCAAGTGTAGTTATCTCAGAAGATAGTCCAGCAACTGTAGCAACGTCAGTAATAGAATGAGTTGCTTCTAATGCTGTACCACCAGAGTTAACTGAAATAACTTTTGAAGCTACTAATTCTGGAAATGTTAAATCAAATCCTGTTGAAGTAACTTCAGAAAATTTAGGTGAATATTTGGCATCAGTTTCTACTTGCTGTACCATAGCAGTGAGTTTATCTAATTCATCATTTAAAGATGCAATTTGAAAAGCTCCTGAAGTTGGAAAGTCTGTTGCTCTAGAGATAGGCATATCTCTATAAATTGTAATAACATCATTGAGAGTAGCTCCTCCAGAACCTAATGTAACTGTTCCACCACCCGTAACTCCTGCACCCGTTACCGAATATTCTGTTCCATCAGATGGAGATGCTGCATAAGTTAATAAACTTGATGCATTGTAAACTTTTAAATCTGTGTTAGCAAAAAATTCAAAATTTACAGTAAATGCAGTTTGTCCACTTGTTGCAGTATATTGTACTCTAGGAGTCGTATCTGATATTGTTATAGCCATTATTTATCTTAACCCTTTTTCCAAATCATCGAAAAGCCAGTCGAGATACCATATGTTCTGGAAAGGCACTAGTCTACGCACATTACGAGCTGTATAATGATCATATCTTGATCCTCCGACATCATAAACGATATCCATTATATTGATTAATTGACCAGCACTTGGCCCAAGAATAGATCCTTTATATTTTAAAGATGTTCCATAAGGTTTAGCATCTCCTAATATTGGTCTAATTCCTATTTTATTATTTGATAAAGCTTCTAAAGATCTATTAATATCTGTATAGATTCCTGCTAATCCCGATCTATCAAAAGCATTTAATAATTTTGAAGTCATTGATAATTTTCCATAATCTTTTTGGAATCTAACTTTATGATATAGAGCATCTATCATCATACCAGATCCTATTAACATCATAGCTCCCCATAAGAAATCTAGATCTCTTTCCTGCATACCTCTAAACAACATACGTTGAGTAGATGCCATAGCAAATTTTTTAAACTGAGCTATTGTTGAACCAAATTCTTTACTCATCCATTTAGGAGTATCTCCTAAACCTGGAGTAACAATTGTAAGATTAATATCTTTATTTAAAGCAGTACCAAAAGCATCAACAGCTGCTACATCATCCCATAAATGAGTATTAGCTATTCTGTTATGTTCAAATTTTCTTCCATATTTTTTAAATTCTTTTGCAATTCTAGCAGCCATTTGTTTATCAATACCTGATGCTGCTAATGCTGTTTTCCATTTAGTAGCAAGTTTTGTATTTTTAGCTGACCAAGAAATAGAATCTTCTAAAATTCTAGTACCTATAGTAACTGATGCTAATGATTTAGTAAATTCAGTCCATCTAGACATCATATTAATATACATAAAGTTAAACATAGATGCCTTACCCATAAAGGCTTCAGTTCTATTACTCATAGCTAACATATCTGCTGTATCAGAAAATAACATTGCTCTTTGACCTGTTAACATATCAATAGCTTCTGCGAATCTTTGAGCTTCTTTTTTACCCATTTTAAATAATCCATTTTTAAAACCTTTAGTAAAAACTTCGAACTGACTATTGAATCCTCTTTTTAATCCAGAAGTCATTAGTACTCTGGCTACATCAGGTAAAGCTGCCATAAAGCCTGTTAACATTGTTAATGCATTCCAATGCTTCATAGTTCTCATACCTTTAGAATACCAAGCGTGAGGATTATTAGGTAATCCATAAGTACCCCTAATTAATTCTATTGCATCTTCTAGATCTGATAAGACTTGGTTTCTTTCTTTTCTTAAAGCTGCTTTTTGTGCAATGCTTTTAGCATTCTTAATACGCATATGATACTCTAACTTAATTTCAAGAAGACCAGGTGATGTCATAGATTCAGATGCATTAACATATTTATAACCTAAACCATTAGGATCTCCGTATTTACGAGTTAAAAGAATATCAGGATACACTTGTCTATAATAAGTTTTCATTAAAACATTAGCATCACTCATAATGAATCCGTGTTCTATTAATTCTTTTTGAGCTTCTGCACTTAAATTTAAATTTCTAACGTGTGTTGCTCTAGCAAATCTAGGAGTTTGAAAAATATACATTTCAATTTCATTTCCTCTTGCTGGAGTTCTTCTAACAAAAGGCATCATTGTAGATAAATCTTTAACTAATTGAGCTAAAGCTTTTTCAGTTATATGAAGACCTTGTCTGATATAATCTTCTCTAATGATTTTTTTAAATAACAAAGGATGTTTATCAATCATTTGTTTAATATAAATAGTATTAACGTAATTTTTTCTTAAACCTCCATATTTAATTTTATGAGCTAATTGTTCTTTAGATTTAATTAAACTACGTTCAATTTCCATTTTAGTATAAGTATGTTTAGTACCATCTGCCCTTGTATAAGTACCAGTTTGTTTTCCAGATTTAGACATACTCTTTGCCATACTTTCTAAAATACTTATTTTTCTAGTAAGGTGTTCTGTATGTAAACCTAAAGCTACCATTTCTTCTCCAATGGGTTTGTAAACAAATCGTTCAGTAATTCTAGCACCTAATGCTACTTCCTCTATTTCGTGACTCATATTCTGTAATCTTGCAATGCTAACTTCTTTAGCAAATTGATTATAACTTAATTTTTTAATATCGCTTGTCCATCTATTCTTCATTAGTAATCCAAGATGAGTAGTAGGAACTGTTTGTAATGTTCTTTTTAAATATCTTTCGTAAGCTTGTCTTAATAATATTTGAGCTTGAAAAACTCCTCGTTCACCTTTTCTTCTTAAAAGTTCAATAGATTGTGTACTTGCTGTATGTCCATAATCTTTTTGATTTTTTAATTGTAGTAAGGGAGTATCTAATAATTCAGTTATCATTTCTCTTGCTCGTAATGAAGTAGCTTGTAATGTTCTAAAGACTGGAGTCCAAGGCCCTTGTTCTCCTACTTTACCAAACATAGTACTTACAAATTTTTCTGCATCCTTTGCATCTTGATAGGTCATCTGTGCTTTAACATCTTTAGATACCGAAGCACCAAGACTAGAAGGAGTAATTCTTTCTTCAGGATGAATAAATTTACCATCTTCATAACCAGGTTGTTTAGGAGGTTTTTCACTATTAAATGTTTGATCTAATTTTTTAACTTTCATTTTAGTGCTATGTGGTAATGAAGTTTTAAATGAATTTAATATTGCAGGTACTCCAAAAGATAGTCCAGCAATTAATGGAACATACATATCTGGTCTTTCAGA